CAGTAATACGTACCATTTGCAAGTTCATAACCTTTCATTCTACAAGGTATCAATTTACCCTCACGTCTACCAGCACGAGTAAAGCCTTGACAGAACACCTTACGCATAGGTCTGCCAACCATTATAAACTCTCTAACTTTTTCTTTAGCTGGATAGCTAGTTTAAATTTACCTCTCATCCTACATTTTAATATTAAGTCTTTTATTCTAAATATTAATCTACCTTTCTCTGTCATTTTTTAGGTCTACCTTTATAGTCTAAATTATTACGTTTATTGAACGCAACTTTCTCTCGGTATCTAGGATTGCTATTCTTACTTATCTTGGTTAGTTCATTAATTATTTTTTGAGGATGTACGTAGGTTGCCTTACTTTCACGATCTAGTTCAGTTTTCTTCGCTTTAGCTAACTTAACATAATAAGGATTGTTAGTATCTGAATTAAGTTCTTCGGGGGGGAGCTTTGATAAGTTTAGTATTAAACTATCCATATCACCTCTATTATCTCTTATAATCTTTTCTATATTATTCCCTTTACTTAATGTATTAATGTCTTCTACTAATACTGATCTATTATATACATCTGAGTGATCTTTTTTATACATCTTATTTTTATTAGTGTATAAAATTGATCCATCTGATTCAGTTTTAATAAATAACTGGTTGATTTTATAGGTTTTACCAGATCTACCTCTAACAGTTGATATAACATTTAGTTTTTCAAGAGTATCAAGTGTGCGTCTAACAGTAATACGAGATAACTTGGTCTCTTTAGCAACAGTTGAATATCTAAGTCCACATTCATAGTTATTCTTTTTCCAAGCATGTTTCATTAAAGATAGATAGCAATTAATACAGTTAGATTTTTTAGTACCACTTAATTTATCAAGGTGTCCATACAGTTTGTAGGTTATGTGCAAGAAAGCACGACTATTATTCATGGGTGCAAAATTTTCTGTGATTGTGTTGGAGGTCTAGCAAGATGGCAACCCATTGATCTTCATTCATCAGTTCAAAGTCTGTCTGAGAGCTAGTTATACGCTTGATTCGGAAAGTTAGGGTGGTGTCGGTCAAATTTTTATAGAATACCAAAAAACAGGGTATATTTAAGCGACTAGCGACTATCTTTGACAAGGTTGTAGCCTTATATTTCTGTCCTTTATCATAACACGTCTCAATAATAGCTAAAGGCTCATAACATCTAGGACAGCACTCAATACTGTCTATATCAATCATAGCAATGCCATCATATTTTCTATGCCAATCGTTATAATCACCATTAGAAAATGCGTAGGTTTGTCTAGCCATTAAGGAAGTTCCAAGTAGCATAGACTACAAAAAATAAAACCAATACTTGTAGTTCTTTTGGTGCTTGTAAAAACATCTCAATCATTTTCCCTCTTTCAGTTTACCTTTTATTATTATTATCTCATTATTTTTTTCTTCTATTTCTTTTTCAAGTGCAAAAATTATACTAGCTTGTTTTTGTATATATTTCTTTTGTCTTTCTAATTCAAACTTACAATCAATCTCATCAAAGATACCATCATAGGTCATACTCCACACATCCCCTCACACTCATTATTAAACATATCTAATTGATTATCCTTTTTATCAAAATCCACTTCATCCAAAGGTTTACATGATCTATGAGTATAATTTTTCATGTCTGGATCTTTATTTATTAATCTAATATTTTTATCAAACTCAACAGCATCCGCAAATTCTTCTGGATTATTTTTTTTCATATCAAGCCAACCTTTATCATCACGAAAAGGACAACATATACACGCAGATTTTTCTGGCAAAATTATATTTTCTTTTTTCATATAGTTTAAACAATCTTGTCTATTCATTCTAGCCTCAATTAGTGGATGTCTATTTAATATATATTTATCTCTCGCAGGTTTCATTCTTTGTATTTCATCTGTTGAAATACCAATCCATTGTTCAACATACTTATCTTTAGGAAAATGTTTACCATAACTAATATTACAAAGTTCTCTAATTTTTTTTCTTATAGGAATTATTTTGTACTCACTCGTGCATTGTCTACGAATCATACCTTTTTTTCCAGTAATACTATGTTGATTAAAAAATGGTGCTACTACAAATTTATTTGTGTCTTTAGCATTTAACATATCTTGTTTTATATTTCCTTTAGAAATTACATAGACAGGATAAGGTAAAATTGATTTTAAATAATCTAAATATAAATAAATTCCTTTAGGTTCATATCCTGTATCTGCAAAAATTGCACAATCAACAGGTGGTAGATCACCTTTAGCTGACATAACTGCCATAGCAGAACTTTGAACACCAGCACCTAAACTTAAAACAACCATTTGTCTTGATCTATTTTTATCAATCATTTTAATACTTCAATTTTTTTAACAACTGATCTAGGATAGACAGTTACAGTACCAACAGAAAGTTTATCACCATCATAATTAAATGAAGTAAATATTTTAACTGTCTTTGTATCTTTAGAAAATAAATAACCTATATCTTCGCACCATTGGAAAGTTAATTTTTCAACATCTTCTAAGCTATCAAACCAACTTGCGTCTGTGATAATATCTTGCCAAATTATTTTTACTCTTTTGTATTTAAACTTTGGTTTGCCACCAGCTTTCATATAGATCCTTTATGCTTACTTTATTTTTTGTAACTTCTATAATTTTCTTTACCATTTCTGGATCTGGAAAACGTTTTACCTTTGCTGTTAAGCACCATCTTTGAACTGATGTTCCGGGATTTTGTACTCCCTGTATGCCAAGTTCTAACCCAAAATTATAATAGGATAGACCTTTATCTTTTCTGTATTCTTCAAGTGTCATATTTCCTTTCCTTATTGCTCTGATTTGTATGTATATATATCATATTTAATCCTTTACAAGTAAATTAATTAGTGTATATAATGTGGAAAAAAAAGGAACTTATGAAAAAAGATGAACAACTAATACAAGACGCATTTTCAATATTCAATGGTGGTAAAGGTTTAGATCATTGGTCATACTCATCAACGTCATCACCTATGGCAAAGAACTTAATTAATTATTCTTTTCCACAAGATGTCAGAAGAACTTTT